CGTTTGCAGGAATATTGAAAAATAATTGATCGTAGTATCTAAAAAAATCTTCTACGGTAACAGTATCAGGAGCAGCGGCAGGTATTGCAGCAGGTACTAATTCTGTAAAACTGGAATCAATTACCTTGTTATAGGTATTAACTCCTCTTACTTCTTTTACTAAATCTACCGTTGTTGACATTCTTATCTAATTATTTTAAAGATGTAATTGTTATCCACATCTATATTTTCTCCGGTTGGCAAGACAGTTTTTATTAATATTTTGTAGTACCTTTCAGGTTCTAATCCCGCCATGTGTAGGTCAAAATAACTACTAGTAGCATCGCAACTTACTTTTGTGTATGTTGTATCGAAGTCTACAATAACCTCTTCTGATTTTAAATCGTACAAAGACCAATAAGATGCTTGAGGTAGAGCTTTGTTTACATTATATATAGAAGAGGTAGTGAAACTTCTTGCCGGGTATTTGTCTCTTGCGTTGATTCTAAATCTATATTTTGTGGTATCGGACTTGTAATTACCTACGTTATTGTCCAAACTCAATATAAATTGATTATTATTTATAACGCTTAGACTTCCGGTAGAATAAGAGCTATCGTCCCATTTCATTTCTAAAGTAGGAGGATATATAGTGTGAGTATCTACAGAGAAAAAGTTAAGAGCTACAAAACTAGCCGAGTAGTTTTCTACAGCAGTAGGATGTTTAACAATGAATCCGCTATTTTGAGATCCGCTAAACCAACTGTTCACTATCGAAGTGACCTCTACATTTATGTCTTTAGCATCTTTGTAAGTAAAAGATTGAGTTGAAAAAGATCCGGTCCAGTTTCCACCACCGGCAGTTAAAAAGTAAGATGCGTTAGCCCAAGAGTTAGACGCGGTAACGTAAGAGTTTGGACTGAACCAAGAAACTCCATTAACGGTATCAGGAAAATCTGTGTATTTACCGGTACCCATTTGCCACGAAGAAGAGACTTGTCTAATTTCAAGACTATAAGTAGTGGATAGATTTTCTGCGTTTGCCAAATACAATTTTAAACCGGCTTTCCAAGATCCTGTACTATAAGATTTTATTGTATTAATATCTTCATTGCTAAATAATATTAAAGCGCGTCTTAAATCGTCGTTTGATATTATTGCTCCTGGATCTATATCAACAGAGTAGTCAACTAACGTAGGATTGTTTTTAGCCGACACTTCTAATATTTCATCAAGACCAGTATTTTTTACCGGAAATCTTGAGTACATTGTTGCATCCGCTGTGGGAAATATTTTATATATTGCCATTTTTTATTCTTTAAAATGTTACTACTCTACCTTTTATGTCTGATTGCGGAAACTTTAATTCAAATATAGAAGGGTCCAATGAAGGATATATTACTCTGTTTAAAGTTGCTGCGCTAATATCGTAAGAGTATTTAGAGTAACTGTTTGCTTCTCCTGATTTATTTATTATAGAGACCTCTTTAACTGTTTGTACTCCGTCTATTTGATCCAATGAAGCGTATATATCTCCTAATATAATTGGTTGATTTATTTGCCAATTGTCTTTATCAAAATAGTTTTGTAAAGTTAAAAGACATCTAGCTAAAACGTCTTGACTTGTATAATTAGGTCTTATTACGATATCAAAGTCGCAACCAATATTAATAATATAAGCGTTCTTAATGTTTATCGAGTCAGTTAACATTCTATAATCTGATATGTAATTCTTTAAATTGGTCATAAGAGGCATAGAAGGAACGGCCAAATGATTGTTATTGTCCAAGCCTAATACGTAAAGACTGACCATTATTTGATCTCTTTGGCTGTTATCTGCGGCTAAATAATTTGTATACGTAGCATCGTCTTTTGTAATGTATGCTTTTGCAATCTTACCAAACTTAGAAGGCATACTCAAACATCTTGCCAAATAGTCTTCTTGAGTAACAGCTCTTAATTGACTAGAAAATTCTGCTTGAATGTTTAATTTTAATTCAACATCAGAATCTCCGTCTCCACCGCCTGAAGCTGGGTTTACATTATTTGTTACTACTGTATTTTGAAAAGAATAGTCTGCAGCAGTTACTGATTTATTTACTATATATGTTAATTCGTTGGATAAAACGTTAGCAGAAGCTCCACCTCCAACCAAATAAGTAAAAGTTAATGTGGTATTTTGAGGGGCCAATCCGTAAGTTTGAGTAGTAACAAAGTTAGTAGGATCAAACGCCGTATTTAATAGCGTCAAACCAGAGGTAAGACCGACACCAACTGCGTTAGGATTAGGAATCACGCTAGTATCTGCAACTTGATTTATGCCAGATCCAAACTCTATATTCATTGTACCGTCCGCTTGATATCTCGTTGTGAATCTTCTAGGAACTGTTAGCTTTTCTATCATGTAAGGAACCTGATTAGAGCTTTGATAGAACGCAGGGTAGTTGGCAGCTGTATTAGTTACGGGGTTTAAGATATAGTCTTGAGCTAAGTAAGGCACCTCGTACCATAGGTTACCGTTAGAATCCTGTACTTTTAGAATAGTAATGATATCGGTGTCCTGTAAATTTATTGTAACGAATCTTTCGGCGGTACCAAAATTAAATTGTTGAGTTTTAATTTGACCTGATATTGCTTGTGTATTCTTTTTAAGTAAGAAACTAGTTGGTACACCAAAAGAATCTATTGTATAAGTAGAAACAGTGGTTGGATCTAAAGAGGAAGAAAAAGTAAAATCTACTTTGTTAGGAACGTAAAAGAAGTTAGAGTTGTTAATATTAGATCTTATTTGCATTCCTTCTGCAATAGTAACTGCGTAAGTAAAATCGGGAACGATAACACCACCATCGTTTGCAGATGGAACTTGTTGATAAACTTCAAGATCTGCTACGGCAGCAGAAGTAGTCTTTGGTCTGTAACCCAACATATAGGCCATAGAGTACAAATTGCCTTTTTGTTTTGCGTATTGTAAGAAAGTCTCCTGTAATTGATTGTCCAAATAGAAAGATAAAACGTCTCCAACATAAGCTGCCATTTCTATAAACATAGAACCTGGTGAGGCCTGAGTAAAATCGTTATAGACCGTAGGATAATACGATTTAGCATATTCTATTAAGTCCGATTTAAACGAACTAAAATCTTTATTGAGATATTTTACATCTGTACTGTTTGGCATCTTTATACGTTTTGTATTGTCAATAACACTTCGTCTGACTCTTTTGTATTTCTAATATTATAACTAAATTCTATATTAATGGCTCCTATGTTAACGTCCGATGTAACCACCAAATTAACTATATTAACGTTTGGAAAATTACTTTCTATTTGACTAATTAGCATTGTTCTTAGATCGTCAGTAGTATTTGTCTCCAACTGTTCGAATAAGAACGATCTTAATCCAGCTCCAAAATTAGGACTAAAAGGTCTTTCTCTAGGATCAGTTAACAAGAAGTTAATCAAGTTATATTTTGTTTGATCCTTTGTACTATAGACAGTATCGAAAACGTTCAACGCAGAAAAAGGTATTTTAACTCCTATTCCTGTGGATGGACGTAAATCAAGGGGCGATATTTTTCTAGCATTGTATGCCATTAGATAGCGCCTTTAGCTTTTAATTTACTCATTAAATCAGAAAAGTCTGGAACTTCATTTATTTGTACCATGCTAATATCCGAGCTAGGTCTTGCTGTTGCCAACATACCGTTTACGTCTCCTACGGCCACTTGTTTTGGTTGAAAGAAGCTAGTTGGATCTATACCTATTGAATCAGGGCCAATGTCTGAAGTGTTAAAAGACATATCGTCCATATCACCCATTGTCATAGCGGTCTCGTTTAACATATTAGCTAAAGGATTGCCTGCGAAGTTGGGCTTAGGGCGCACTGGTTGTGTGTTTAGCGTGCCTGGTATAGCCATTTTTGGTCGCTTAGATTCTTTTATAACCTCTTTAGGAGCGCTCGAGGACTGACTCTCCTTTAAAATGGTAGGCATTTCTTGGCGAATCGCTTTAGCAACCTCTTCCCTTATTAACCTTCTAAGTAAGTCTACTTGATTTGTTTTTGCCATATCCTATAAATATTGGTTTTGTAATATTCCTTTTTATTTAATTAGTTGATTTTTGTTTGAACCTCCAGAAGAGCCTCCTCCAGAGTAAGAACCTCCGCTACCTGCATAAGATACTGGCGTTCCATTGGAACTTGCAGCACCACCTCCAGTGGCCGCTGTAGAAGTTTGAGCCGCTTGATTGGTATTGTTTACCGGTTGACCGCCTTCTAATTGTTTTATTTCTGCTTCAAGTATTTTGATTTCTTCTTCGGCCTTTTTTATCTTAGGATCTAAAACTTTTTTGGCCAATGCAATAGCTATAGGACCTAAAAGTAATGAAGCTGCCCTTTCTTTTTTCCAAGTTGAGATCTGTTCTTTCAAGTCGGATATTTTATTTTTCTTTTCTGCTATAGCTTCTTTGTTTGCTTGTTTTGCAGCAAGTTTTCCGCCGTACTTTCCTGAAGGATCAGCTTGTTTTAAGTTATTTGCAAGATCTGATGAGGATTTCGCCATCATCTTTCTCATTCTCTTTCTTAATTTCTTACCGCCTTTAATGCTATTGATAAATCCATTAAGACCCAAACCGGTTGGTGGATCCTCGTCTTCGCTATCAGGATCATCGTCTCCGGATTCAAAGTCCATAAATTCTACATCGTCTATTGAAATGTCTTCGTCAATTAAGAAATTCATAGACTCTTCCATTACTGAAATATCGCTGGCTGAGAATCCGGAAAATCCTAAGTTAGGTTGATTTCCACCGTTTTGATTTTTTTGACCTTCTAAATTATTTTGTTTTCTTCTTGCGTCTTCTGATAAGAAAGAATCTAAGCTATTTCCGAAATCGTCTCCAGCAATATTCGTTGTCATTGCGTCCAATCCTGTGCCAATTCCATCTAGACTGGCATTAGAAATAGGCACATTTAAAGGAGTGCCATTAGCGTTAGTGCCATTAATAGCAGAAGATTGATTATTTGAAGCAATTCCTCCCAAGCCTAAAGTTTTAGAAGTGCCTCCATTTTGATTTATATTTTGACCCTGTTTAGAAGCCGCTAAATCTCCAAGACCCGTAAGAGCTGGATTCGTTAAACCGGTAGTTCCAGTACCTCCATTTGCATTTGTTCCACCCAATCCGTTTAGTACTAAATTAGATTTTTGAGAGTAGCCAAGCGCATTCGTATTCACTAAACCTGAAGCCAGTAATTTCGCCTTTACTTCGGCAATAATTATTTTATCGTCCGAAGCGTAGGTTGCGTCTGATTGAAGTGCTACTATTCCATTTGCATCGATAGCAATACCGTATCTTCTTCTTAATTTTATTTCAGTATCAACAGATTGTTCAGTTAATATTTCTATAGTGTAAGGGCCAAACTTATTATTTTTAGCATTCTTTTTATCGAAGTAGTTATTTAAGAACTCTAAAAGTCTAAGCGCTCTATCTCTAATAAGGTCTCTTACGTCTTTTAATTCGTTCATTAGAGCTGGATCTATGTAAGCTCCGTTTCTTCTTGCATTTAATTCGCTAGCATCAGGAGTTACGCCTATTACACCAAATCCATTTCCACCAGCAAGAGGATCTAAAACACGACCAGAAATATTTGTATTAGAAGCTTCGTTTCCTCTACCTCTTAAATTGCTAAGTCCGCTAGCGTTACCGCCGCTACCTCCCGCTGCGCCTCCTCTTCCAGCTCCACCAGCACCAACTCCAGATCTGTTAGTTGGATTAATATTAAAACCTCCACCCGCTAATTGATCTAAACCGTATTGATCTAATTCGGATTGCAGTGTTGATGGATTGTCTAGCAATTCGTTAGGGTCAGAATAACAAGACTCTATATTGAATATTAAAGCTGTAATTTTTTCTACTAAAGTAAATAACTTGGTGACTAAGCTACTTAAAAACTTAATTATAATTTGTAGAAGTTGATTAATTTGTTTTAATCTTTTTAAGAACATTAAAAAACCTTTCTCTTTAATGATCTCTTGTAGTGTATCGGCTAC